TTTGATCGACGTATGATGTCATTTTTCCGGAGCCGGTTAAAAAATTGGCGCCGATGTCGCTGAGCGCAGCGCAATCATTAATATTCCAATGACACTAGCTGCATTTGTCGAAAGTCTAAATTTGGCGAAAGGATTGAACGTACCAGAATGTGTTATGGCTTGCAGAGTTAAGGCGAAATGCGAGTCCGACGAAAAGCGTCCTGAGCCCACAAGCATCTCGCATCCCCATTGACTTTAAAATAATGCAGTCTCATGGCATCGCGCGAATGTGTTATTCAATTGGTAGACTCAACAGCTTTTTCCAGCAGGGTGCGCGTCTTAGTGCCCGGCTCCCAGTCTTCGACCAGACCATTTTCCCTTTGGAAATTTACTATCGCCGCCCGGGTAGCAGGTCCCAAAATTCCGTCCACTGCCAAAGTCGGCCTTGATCCAAGCTTATTGAGCGCCACTTGAATTTGCTCAACCGATAGACCGCCATCCTTGGGATTTTTGTTGCCGTCGGCAGGTTTCGTAGGCTGGGCTTTTTGAATCTGTCGTGACTCGGATTCTAGCGTCCCACGCAGCGTCGAAATTTGTCGTAGCATATCGCTTTTGCTAACTTTCGTACCTGGGCATGAATGGTGATCTCGAATACATTCACGATGAAAATGCAGTCCTCTAACACCAAGTACAAAATCTCCTAGTTCTCCCCAACCGATTTTCTCGGCGAGCGCCGCTATAGCCACTGCGGCGTTGTCGCGAATTTTAGCTCCTAGTCCCGACTCGAATTCATCTCCCCCAATTTCGAAATTCCCGACCATTTCTATTCCGAGGGTAGACGAGTTCCAACATGAAACTGATACTCCTGGCGCCGTCAGTTCCGAAAGGATCCAGATATAATCCGGGCAGATAACCAAATGAGGTCCAGCATGCCATCCCATTCCTGCATAATATCGATTGAGATTGGCGCCCCACCGCTCCTGTGGCGTTGCGCCTAACGTCATCCATTGTGCGAGGCTCGGTACCCCGGTATTGTGAAGTGTAGGGAACGCTGGTTTCCACGATGTAAAAACAAGACGTTTTACCGTCTCTTTGAATTCTTCGATCGTATAGTGCCGAGGAGATGCAACGAAGGATATAGACATAATTACACTCCATTATTTAATTTTGCGGTCACAATACGCCGGGAATTCCGTAAAAAACCGCCTGGTTACGACGAATCGCATCAATTTGTGCGGGAGACAAGCTTTGTCGAGCCAGTATTACCTCACAGATATCGCCGGGCCAACCGAATCCGCCCGCGCTATTATTCCCGATAATTAGTCCATTGCCGTCGTTAACGACGCCCACCGGAGTTGTTGAAGTTTGGAATGCCAGCGACGCCCCATCTATTGAGACAGTGGGGGCGTTATTCAAATTTGAGTAGCTGTAATTAACATCAAATATGTGTGGCCCGAACGATGGCATGAAAGAGGCCGATACCCATGCTCCGTTAGATGTAGACCCATCGATAGAAAATTGCGGGTACCCATATCCAAGTGAATATGCTCCCGACAATTCCCATCCACTTCCACCTGACAGTTTCGAAATAAGACGCATAGAATTCGTAATCGTGCTGGTTTTATTGCTTATAGCCGATATATATCCACCGTTTGCAAATAAGTTATTTATCGAACTATTCGCTGCCACGTCAAGGGCGATGTTACTACCGTTTGTCCAGGTACCGCATGTTGCGTAATTCAAACTAGAACTTTCCAACGCGAGCGGCGGTTGATTTGCCAATGTCGTGTTCACAGCATTATTGCTATTTCCGGATTGATCATATTCGATGGATATAAAGCATGACGTATTCGCGCAAAATGATCGTAATGCGGATTTATCAATTGTTCCCGACGCATTCGCATAGAAATCAATCGTAGACGAATCGCTGGCACGTCTAATACTACAAAGTGGTCCGTTGTACTGAAAAGCTAGCCTTCGGGCGCACGAATATGCTGCCGCAACATTTATATTTGACGAAAGAAAATCGAGGGGGCCCGCGCCAGCAGTAGGCATGCCGCCCGAATTACCCGTAACGTTGGTAGAAGCGGGAGCATTATATTCCCATGGATACGGGACACTGACAAATCCATCGAGTGCCCATGATCCGCTGGATCCGATCGAAAACAATGGCGGATTAGCGGTAGAATATCCAATATTTATGGTAGAATTGTGGGCTGCGACATTGCTAATATTCGAGTCGATCCCAAGAATACCACTGTTTACAGTGCTTAATTGATCAACTAAGGTCAGACCATTAATTTTTGGCGCCGCGTTTGATCCGGTTAATTGAACGTCGTACGTTGCGGCTGACGTTTCGCATTCAATTTCCAACGTTTCGTTTATGTTATGAAGCGTATAAGACGCATTGTTATCAAACATGAACACACATGGTCCCGTACTCAATTGTGCGATGTACAAATGGACGGTTCGTAGGCCTTCAACGGAACCAATCCATAATGGGGCGCCCTTATATGAACTGCCATAATATCGCAGAGATCCGCCAATTATGTTGTTCTCCGTAAACGTATAGTATGTATCGTAAGGCCAGTTGATTGCAACAAATGCGGAGCTAACGCCCCAATGATTTTGACCATCCATTACCATAGAAAACTGACCTATATTTGTAACCTGGACAGTCAGACCAGTACCGGTCCCCAATGCAGGCGACGATGCTGATAAAGTGTCGCCAATCGCATACTGCTTGCCTTGATTGGTCAAGCTGATTGCTGTCACGATGCCGACAGAGATTGTAATTGTTGCGACTGCTCCATATCCAGTGGAAGAGCCAGTTAAGCCGACGCCGGCAAATGTTCCGTTTGTGTACCCAGATCCTCCGGAGACGATCCCGAACGCGCCAATAAATCCAAGACTTGCGCCATTGTTACGGACAATTGGAGAATAATATGTCGTCGATTCAGAGGCGGCTGAATATAAACCTGCAAAAGTAAACGATCCGGTAATCTCAAGACCGTAATGTGTATGTATGCAACAAGCATTTGTCGATGGTGAAAAATTACCTTCTTGTATTCCAATCATTGGTGGATTTGTCGAAGATCCAATTACTGTAACGCGGTTAAATTGCAAATTTAACGACCCAATGGCATCCAGGCATATATTTCCTCTTCCAGAACATAATAAGGTAATATCTTCTAAAATTAGACGAGAGCCGCCACCAAATTGATTAAAGCCAGTGGCGTTTATCTGACTTACTGCGCATGCAAAACCGTTTGCAGCAAAGCCTCCTACGACACGAACGGGTTGATTGCTGGCATAGGCGGAAGAAGATCTGGCCGCAGCCAGGGCGGCATTGACATTTACGGTATCGCTGGTCGTAGATCCATTGCAACCGCCAAAATCAGCAATGTTTATAACAGTTTCAGGTGTCGTTGTCAAAGATCCGGTCGGTGAAACGCCTTCCGTCGACCCAGTACCACCTTCCGAGGCTGGGAGCGGCGTGGTGATACCCGAAAGCGAAGTGATATCATTGTTTGCACCGGCTGCAGCCGCACCTAAGTTGATGCGAGCCGATGCTGCCGTGTTGGCACCAGTTCCTCCGTCCTCAACTTTCAAAACAGGCGCCGCCGTTTGGGCGAACGCAGCGAAGGAGCTCATTGTCAAGAGGAGCACGAAAAATATAAGCCGTTGCGTCATTGTGCAAACACCACGTAGCCTGATTCGTTAACAAATGCCTGACCCGAAGGAACAGGCGCCGATGATCCGGATTGAGTTGTGAGAGCCCCGAGAAGCGCCTGCGTCAATAGAGAGAGTTCAGCGCCCGGCAGAGCGGCGAGCGCTGCGCTTATCGATGCCGGTTGCAGCGCTTGAAAAGCGTTTGCCAAAGCAGATGAAATAGGCGAAACAACAGAATGTGGAACGACGTCAGGCGCAACAATTAAAGAAACGTGTGCTAAAAGAGTTGCACCGACCGTAAGATTCGAAAAGGCGAACAAATCGCGGGTATAAACCCCGTCACTGACCGTGAGTGATAGCGGGTAAATCCCGGTAGACCAGCTTAATTTTTGTGTTGATAACACCGTGATCAATAGCAAATTGCTGGAAGGCCCCGTAACCAAAATGTTATCGGATCCAGAAACGAAAGTTGCCAACTCTCCAACAGTTAGAGTAAAGGACAAATTCTGAAGAGTGATAGGAGTGACGCCATCATTTAGGTAGAACGCAATCGCCAATTGCCAGTCTTCATTAGTTTGAACTCCATCATTGACTTTCAACAATGGCAAAAGTGTCAAGTTCGACATGCTGTATCACCACTGCCTGTTTGGACGGAACAGATTTAGCAGACTCGAAAACTCAGTGCCCCCACGCCGTGAAACCGCTCGGTGGAGAGTAGCTGAATTGCGACGCCTTGCCCTGGATCGTCAGCGTGTTGCCGGTGTTCTGGTAGAGCGCGGCGGCGAGGAAAACCATGTCGGTCTGGGGAATGTTGCTGACCCAGGGGTTGGCGCCCGTCGCCGGATTGCCGGAGCCGAGCCAGGTCCCGTTGACGCCGAGCCAGGCATTGCCGGTCGCGCGGTTGAGCGCGAACTGGAACACCGTTCCGGCCGCCGGCGTCGGCAGGGTGATCGCCGTGCCCTGCGTCCACGAGCCCGTCGAGCCCTTGTAGACGCCGGTCCCGCCGGTCCAGGCGCCCGCGTTGCTGTAGTCCGCCATCACGGCGTTGGTCGTCGTGGTTTGCAGGTGGTTGTTCGGGCCGATGTCGAACGACTGGTTGCAGAAGCCGACCTCGATATAGGTCGAGGCGGCGACCGCGGTCGCCTTCATCTCGGCGTAGAGCATCGCGCTGGTCGAAGGCAGGCTCGGGCAGGTCGCGAGCGCGCAGCGCCAGCCGCTGGTGCCGTCGTTGTTGAGCGTCGAACCGCCGGAGCCGACGGCATAGCCTGCGGAATAGCCGAGCGATGTCTGCAGATAGTCGATCGAATCCCAGACCGGCGAGGTCGAGAAATTGGCGTTGGCGATCGCGGCCTGATAGGCGGTCCAGTACCGCCCGGCCATGGTGACCTGGCCGGCGTCGTCGAAGTGGATCTGGCTGGCGGACTGGTAGGTCGCCTGCGTCGGGTTCATCGAATCGGCGATGCCGACATAGGGCAACCGCGCGACGACGCCGCGCATGATCGTGTCGGCGGCGACCATGTTGGGCGCGTAATAGGTGCCGCCGCCTGCGGTCCCGCCGGTCAGCAGCGCCCAGGGCGTCGGGCGCCCCATCACGATCGGCATGTTGGCGAAGCCGATCGCGGCCATCTGCTGGCGCATGTAGAGCAGCCAGCAATGCAGCGAGCCGCGCCAGTGACTGAGCAACGCCGCCTGAAAACTGGAATAGCCGCTCATGTCGCCTTCGACGAGATCGTAGAAGACGTTGAGCTTGGCGGTCGGCCAAAGCTGGCGGGCGAGCTTGATGCGCGTGATCGCGTTTGTGGTGAGGCTGCCTACCGCGCTCGGCGCGTTGGCGGCGGTGACGCCCCATTGCGTCGCCCCCGTATTGAGCAGCGAGGTGCCGCCGTAGGCGCTCGGCAGGAACAGCACCTTGGAGGGATGGAACGCCGGGCCGTACCAGTCGCGATAGAAATGCACGTTCGGCCCGATCGCCGGCGTCGGCGTCTGACCGGAGCTGTCGGGATTGTCGAGCGGGTCGTTCGCCCCGCCGGGGCTGATGTGGTTGGCGGTCCCCTCCGTCCCCGAATACATCTGGAAGAACTCGGTCTTGCCGAGATCGGTCGCCGAATTGAGGGTCAGCCCGTAGATCATGTTGGACTGGCCGGCGATCAGATGAATGACCGGCTGCGCCGCGGCGGTGACGACGGCGGCGCGCTGGCCCTGGCCGACGGTGGCGCGCGCGAAGGGCGGGGCCCCGAGCGCGGCGGTCGCCGTCAGGCCGATCAGCACGCGGCGGCGCGAGAGGCCGCGACCGTCGAGCGGCGGGCCGCCGTTGTGGCCGATGCGTTTCATGTTCGGCCTCAGTTCTGCGGGCCGGACATGGTCAGCGAGAGCGTCGCGCTCGCGCCCGGCGTGTCGGCGCCGTTGGTGACGAGGCAGGCGTAGACGTTCTGCGTCGTCGTGCCGTCGCTGTTCTTGTAGTCCCAGCTCAGCGGCGCGAGATAGGCGTAGGTTTTGGCGTCGCCGGTCGTGTTGGCGGGCGCGGCGAGCAGCACCGAGACAGGGCCCGGGCCGATCAGATTGGCGTCGTCGGTCGCGCTGGAGACGAAGGCGGTCCCATCGGTGCAGGTCGAATTCGTCGGGTTCTTCTGCCAGACGCGCAGCACATAGGTCTGCGTCGAGCCCCAGGACGTCCACAGCATTGCCGAAGTGATGATGCCGGAACCGCCGTTGATGCGCGCGATCGGGACCGACAAGAGGCCGCCGACCGAGACGCCGGCGGCGTGCGAGGAGGAGCCCGGCGTCGCCGAGACGCGGATCGCGCCGCTGTCGTAGGTCGAAATCGCGATCGAGCCGGTGACCGGCACGGCGACGCCGGAGGCCGAGCCCTGGATCGTGATCGCGGTGCTGGCGCTCGTTCCCGGCGAGGATTGCACATTGGTCTGGTTGGCGCTGGTCGAGGCGCCGGTCGGCGCGGACGCCATCGAAACCGGCTGCGTCACGCCGGAGCCGTCGACGCGCAGGCCGCCGCTCGTGTTGAGCGAAAGGAAGTTCGACTGCCCGGTCGTATAGGTGGGCGCCGAAGTCGTGACGGCGGCGAGATCGAGATTGCCGCTTTGGCCGGAGGTTGTGGAGCCCGCCGCCGCGACCGTCGGCTGATTCGCGGCAGTGGCCGCGCCGTTGAGCGTCCCGAGGTTGAAGGTCGGGGTCGAAGCGAAAGCGGGCAGCGTGCCGGAGATCGTCACCGATCCGCCGCCGCTGCTCGCGCCGCCGCCGGCGCCGGTCATGAACCCGCTGCCGCCGCTGATGTTGAGCGTCGCCGTTCCCGAGGCGGTGATCGCGGCCAGATAGGTCTGCCCGACATTCGCCACGCTGACCCAGGCGCCCGGCTGAATGACGTCGTCGGAGGTCGTCGCGGTCACGCTCGAGGAGGCGCCCATCTGCCAATAGGCCGGCGCGGTTCCCGTGTTGTAGATGTTGACGTAAGGGGCGCCAGACGGCAGCGCGACATTGGCCGAGGTGGTTGATACGCTGAGCGGCGAGGAATAGGCGCCCCAGGGCGAGAAACCGAGCGGCGATGTCGTCGACTGCGCGATCGGTACGGCGATGCCGGTCGTGGCGCCCTGGATCGTCATCGCCTGCGTCGTCGAGATGCCGCGATTGGCGACCAGCGTCGAGGGCAGCGACAGCACGTCGGCGTTGACGCCGGCGACGTTGCCGGAAGGCGCCGTGCCCCAGGCGGTCGCAGCGCCAAGCGTCGCGCCTCCCGTCTGCGTCTGGTTGATCGTCCAGGGTCCGGAGGTTTGTGTCACGCCGCCGATCGTGTTCGAGCCGGCTGGCAACGCCCCGGAGACCGTCACAGATCCACCCTCGCCGCCCCCGCCCGATCCGGTTAGGAGTCCCGCGCCGCCCGACAGGTTGAGGCTGGTCGATCCCGAGGCCGTTATCGCCGCCAGATAGGTGTTCGGGCCGACGGTCAGCGCGAGCCATCCGCCTGACGGGATCTGATCATTCGCAGTCGTTGCCGTGACCCCTGCGGTCCCGAGCTTGACGAAGGCCGTGCTCGAGCCCGTGTTGTAGACGACGACGGTCGTTCCAGTCGGCAACGCGACGCTGGCCGATGTCGTCGATACCGAGAGCGGCGAAGCGTAGGCGCCGCCTGGCGTGAAGCCGCCGACGCTGGCCGAGAGCGTGCCGGTGACTGGGATCGCTACGCCAGAGGCCGAGCCTTGCACGGTGATTGCTGTGCTCGCGCTGGTTCCAGGCGAGGTTTCGACGCTGGTCTGCGCGGTCGAAGTTGCTGCGCCGGAAGGAAGCGGCAGAGCAGAGGCCGAGATCGGCTGTGTCGAAGGAAAGTTCGAGACGTTGACCGATCCGATCGCGTTCGATCCGGCGGCGAGCGGCGGCAACGCCGCGATCGAGACCGACTCCGGCGTGCCGCCGGAAATGCCTTGCACCGACAGAACAGAGCTGTTGGGCAAGCCCGCCGAGCCGGTTGGCGTCGATCCGCCGCCGCCCGACCCGCCGCCCGCGCCGGTCGGCAGTCCGGAGCCGCCGGAGATGTTTAGCGCCGCCGAGCCGCTGGCCGTGACCGCGGCGAGATAAGTGTTGGACCCAACGTTGAAGCTCATCCAGGAATTCGGCTGGATGACGTCGGCTGCCGTCGTCGCGGTCGCACTCGCCCCTCCGAGCTGAACATAAGCAGCGTTTGCGCCGACGTTGTAGACTACGATCGTTGTCCCAGCTGGCAGCGCGACGCGGCTCGAGGTCGTCGAAGCTGCGAGTGGCGTCGCGTAGGTCGACGCTGGCGAAAATCCAGAAAGGCTCGCAGAAAACGTGCCGCTGATTGGCAAAGGGTTTGCGCTAGAGACAGGCCCCAAGCAAGTCCCGCCTCCTGGAGGGCAGCCGACAAGCGGCACTACGGCAGTTGGAATCGTGCTACCCGAGTCGTGATAGGTTTGGGCTCTCGCTATGAGGGGCAAAGCCAACGTCGTCGCGAGCGTTATAGCAATCCGCTTCATTTCGGTTCTCTGATAGAGCGACGGGATTGCTTCACTCCGCCGGCGGCGTGAAGCTAAGATACATGATGGCAAGGCGCACGGCGCCCGAAGTGAAATTGCCGCCCGAGGGGGTCAGCACAATTGTCGTTGCATTGTAGAACGGGTTCGGGCCAATCATGCCTTCGTTGGTCGTTCCGGCCGCTATTCCCAGCCCGGAGCCGAAGGCGCCGAGGCTACCGGAATAGCCGACCTCGAACGATGTCGCGCCGGCTATCGCCGTCACCACGCGAGCGGAAACGGCGAGCACGAGAGCGCCTGCCGGGATCTGGGTCGGCGCAATCACGCTCGCGCCGGAAAGGCCGGTCAATTCTTGCTCGGCCACGTTGACGGTCAGCGCAGAGCCGTTTGGGCCCGACGCCAGCACGTTTGAGGCGGCGGTGTTGAGCAAAGCTTCAGAAAGTTTCGCCGCCGGGTGGCCTCCCACTGTTGATCCGTCGCCGACAACGAAGCGGTTGTTGGTCAAGTCGACAATGCCCTCGCCCTGAGCGGGTGTGAACGTTGCGATATTGGCCGCGGTGTCGCGGCGGAGTTGAACCTGGACGCTCATGTCAGACGTTCCCGAGATCGATCGAAGTCGTGGCGGCGACGATGACGTTGCCCCAATTGTCAGTTTCCGATACCGCTGACGACGCGTTGCCAAAGTCGAGAGTCGTCCCAATCAGCAACGCTTGGGTAACGGGCCCAATCGCACCAGTCCCGCTTGGGGTGTAGGAATAGGGGCTGCAGGTCGAGAGATCCTGCACGCCTGCGCCGAAGGCGTTGAAGGACTGAAACTTGAAATATAGGGTTACCCCGATCCAGGTCGATGGTAGGTTGTACTTTACAACGGCCGAGTCGAGCCTGGCGAACGGCGCGTTGGAGGCGTGGGCAGCCGGCGTCGTCCCCGCGAAACCTCGTTGCAAGCCGGTCAGGTTATAGGCGTTCGCTGCGGTCAGCGTCGCCAACTCGTAGGCGAGAAGTTCCTGATCGACAAGGGACAGCGTGGCGCCGGCCTGCGCGCTGCTCGCGCTCGTGCCGGTCAGCGTGGCCCCGCTTTCCGATAGGCTCACCGAGAGAGTGTCGGTCGAATCCCAACCACTCGCGCGAGCGAGGTTGTTGGTCAGCAGCCCTTGGCGCAGCGGCGAAGTAAGAGTGCCGATCTGAGAATATGTCGTGTTGTCGACGCTTGCCCAGACATTCGCACCGCCCCAGTTCGAAGCCGCCGCACCCGATGCCCCAACCCAAACCTGCGCAACATTGCCGGTCAGCGCCGGCGGCGGCTCATAGATCAGCGGCGTGTTGATAGCGGAGGCCGCTGCGCCCTGGTTCGGCTGAAATGCGACGATGGCGCTCGTCGGGTTGACGCCTGGCGTCGAGACGCCGATCGCCAGTTCCTCGGCCGTGACGGTCAAGAGTCCGGTGTCGTCTTCTTCGATCGTGACGATGCGGACCGGATAGGCGTCGAGACCTAGGTTCGCGTCGGTAATGGACACGATGTCCATGGGATCGAGCAGGCAATATTCCCAGGACAATTTGAACGTGAATTTGGTGCGGACATAGAGCCCGCGCTGGAGAATCGTCTGCGCGACGATCGGCGCAACCACGACTTCGTCGCAAATCTCATGCGCCTGAATCGTCGAGCCAACGCGGGGGCCATAAAGTTCGATCTGGCTCTGGTCGCGCGCTTCGACCGGGGAAGCGCCATATTGATTGGATCGCGATAGGCACTCGATGCGCTGGATTGTCGGCAGCGAAAACGGATCGGCGCGAGCGACTTGCACCGGGTCCTTGTTGCCCTTCCCGTCGACGAAATCGAGATCGGTCAGGTTGTAGACCGGCGCGAGATTGGGAACGTAAGCTGCGGCGACATCTTGCGTGAAGGTGATCGAGACCGGCGAGCCTTGGTCGCCATAGTGGAACAGATAGGTCCCGTTCGGCGAAATGCCATATTGTCCGTTCGAACCCGGCGCGCTCGATCCGACGTAGGTTAGCGCAGCGCCGGTGAAGGCGTAGACCACGCCGCCATCCGAAACCCAATTCGCCGGCGAACAGACGATGATCTGCGGCGGCGGATACGATCCGTTCGATTGCTGCGCCGGGATCGGAATCGCGCTTTGGACTGTTTTCGTTTGGTCGCCGCCGCCGATTCCGACGTCGCCGTAGGGGATGAATTTCAACTCGCCACCCGACCAAACGGCCGCACAGTTGAGGATTTGCAACCAACGTGTCAGCGTGCTGGAGGCCTGCTCCGGCGAAGCCAGGGCGGGTGAGAAGCCTATGCCCTGCGCCTTGCAATAGGTCTGTAAGGAGGCGTCGCCGCCGGCGCCGTAAAGCGTAGACAAGTTAATGCTGGCCGCGTCGAAGCCCGCGCCATATTGCGCGTTGGTCAGGAAGTCGTAGATGCATTGCGCCGGGTCGGCGTCGATTCCGTTCGGGCCCGTGCCGGCGAGCACGCCGATGATCTCAAAATTGTGATTGCCGACATCGGCGGAATCGCCGAGTCCGTAATTGGCGGCGCAGACGAAAGCTGTGCCCTGGTAGGTTAACGCCTGCGTCGGATAGGTGGTCGATAGATATGGCCAGACCGTCTGCGGCGTCGTGCCCTCGTAGAGCGTCAGGCCGAGGTTCGAGAGCGTGTAAGTGCTCTGGTCTTTCCAGACATAGCCGATGCCGCTGATCGGGCCTTCCGATAGCGCCATTATGAGGTCGGCCGTATAGTTATAGCTGGTGGTCTGGCTTGACCCGAACAGGCCTCCCTTGCCGCCAGACTTGACGTTGTCGGTTTGAAAATTGGCGTAGAAGATCACATTCGGCGCGATCCTCGACTGTCCCCAAACGATCGGAATCGGCAATGTCGAGACCGACGTCTGGAGTTGGAGTCCAGTATAATCCGGCTTGACGCCCGGCGAGGGGCGTCCAAACAGCGCTGCCATCGGTCAACTGCCCCAATGCGAGAAGTATCGAGCCTCGCGTCGGGCGAGATCGGGACTGCGTGCAACCTCTTCCTCGACAACGCATGCCGCCGGCGCGTAGGCGTGAACGATGGTGAGCGCGTCGACTTTGGTGACGACGCCCCCGTGCGAAAAGCAGCGGCCGACGCGGAACAGCACGATATCGCCCAGCTGAGGCGCCTCGACAGGGCGGGCGCTGGCGAGAAGGAATCCCAAGTACTTTTCTTCGTCGCGGTGTAGCATCCAGTCACGAGTGTAGGGACGTGGGTCGAAGCGCTCAACTAGACGCAAATCGCAGAATATGCGGACGAGGATCATCGCGCAGTCGGCGCCAACGCCAGGAACGTCCGCAGCGTGATGATAGGGGGTGCCAAGCCAGCGCCGCGCGGCGGCGACGACGGCAAGGCGGTCGGCGATGGGGAAGTTCACGTCAATCATATGGGCCCATTTACCCCTTGCCCGTCAGGCGATGACCGCAGGAGCTCACAACGAGATGGACGGCCAGCAAGGTCTCACGTCAGCGTATTCACGTCCTCCTCGCGCGCCCTGAGATAGCGATCGAAAGCGCGTTCCAAATCCGGCTTGTTCCCTGCAAATTCAATCACGCCAGACGTGTTGCGCTTCAGATCGGTCAGCGGATCGAAGTCGTGTTTCAGGAACATCTCCCAGCGGCTTTCGTAGCCCCGATCGATTTTGCGCCCGTGGAAAGGATGCTCGATCGTGCCGTGTACGAAGCCGAGTTTGCCGTTGATTTCGGCCTTCGCGCGCCTGGACCATGAGGTCACGGCATTGGCGTAGGATTGCGTCACGCCCTGGGGAAGCGAGGCGTCCGGCCGGCCGATCATGCCGAGCGCCATATGATGGTCGCCCGAGCCCATCCCGCCGAGATCGAACAGACCGCCGATGCGATCCAACGCGCGGCGCTGCCAACCCCAGGCATAACCGGGATGCGGATACTCGTAAGGGCCGCCATTGAAGCGCCAAAAATGCGAGCCGCTTGCCAGCACTGGTTGACCGGAATGCCAGACGCTGGCGAAGCTCTTGTGCGTTTGGATATGTTCGTCGTGTGGTCCGAGATCATAGGCCGTGTCCCAGGTCTGCACCACGGGGTAGAGATCGAGAGCTGCGATCGTTTCGGCGGCCCAATTCGGGCGGCGAAAGGCGATGTCGGCGTCGAGCGTCGCAATCTTCTCGGCGGCGGGCGGCAGCCGCGAAACGCCAATGTTGAGCAAACATTCCTTCGACCAGGCGAGCGTCGTCGCGCGGACGCCGATATGCGTCACGCGTGGCCCAGCCAGATCGCTTAGCGCGAAGCCGCGCGCGCCATAGGCGCATTCTACGAGGGTGACCGTGATCTCCGACGATTCGAGCCACGCGCCTATGGCGTCGCGAGCCAGCGCCTCGCGGCTCGCCCAGCGCAGCGGGTTGGCCACGCACGTGACGATGTGGAGGGTTTGCATAGCGGCTCCGGGGCGAATGGCGAATGGCGAATGGCGGATGGCGAGTAGCGACGGTCCTGCTGAACTCGCTGTTCGATAGTCGCCTTTTCAGTACGCAATTTGCGGCGGCGGAACGAAGGGGAAACCGCGGAAGTTAGTCAGGTTGGCGAAACGGTTCTGACAGGTTCCGCGGGTGTGATCGCAACCGAAATAGACGGTGAACGCGTCGCCAGCCGCAGGCGTCTCAGGCAGCGGATACATCAGCGTCAACGAGACGCCGGCGAACACGCTCTTGACCGTCGCGCGCACGTTGGCGTTGGCGCCGCTGGTGAACACGATCGAGCCCTGCGCGTGCTGCGCGACGGCAAGGCTGGTTTCGATGACGGCATCGGTCGAGCTGATGCCGGCGGCGCCATTCACCGCGTAGGTTCCCCGAATCACGCCGCAGCCGCTGTCGTAGAGGGTATGCACGCACGTCGGCGAGAACAGGTTCCGCGGCATGTCGTAGTCGAGGATGACGAGATCGCTCGCCACCGTGATTTGCGCGCTCGTGCGTCCGACGTTGTCGACAGTCGAGACGCGGCCGTGAAACATCGTCACGCCGCCAATAACGGTCCCCCCAATAGCTGTCAGGAATACGCGATCGCGCTGCACATTCGCGCCGTCGAAGGCGCCCTCGCGAATCGTTTGCAATGCGGGATTGCCGGAGATGATATCCGTCGGACGCGCGGAGATCGTGATTTGTTGCTTGTCGACCTCGAGGCCGACGCTGGCTTTGAATTTGAGGCCCTGCACCAGCGGCCCGGTCGCCGAGAAGGTGGCGCCGTTATAGACGACGGGAAGATCGACGTTGGTCCAGGTCAGCGCCGTCCCTGTGGCGAGTATGAAGGTGAAACAGTCGGCGAATACAATAGGAGCGTCGAGAGCGGCGCGAGCGGAATCGATCGCGGCCAGAACCGCTGAGTTCGCGGACTTCATTGGCTTCGTACGGATCGAAACTTCACGCTTTCCGCCTTCCAGAGGTTCGACATGAACTGCTCGCACTCGAGATCGTCGGCGTTGAAGCGACAGAGAAATCCGAAGCAGCCTGCCCACGAGAGAGCGGCGCCCGGGACGGGCGCTGTCATGAACGTTACGATACCACCGGGGCTGGAGATCGTGTAGTTCGAAGCGCTTGCTTGCAAACCGTCGACTGTGATTATTGGCGCGGCCGCCGGGACGCCAGAGCGACCTGGAAAGGAAAGTGTCGTTGCCGAAATCACGGGGATCACGATCGGTTCCGTGAAAGTCCCCAAGCTTCGCGTCAACTGAAAGGTTGTCGTCGAGCCATCGCCTGTCCCAAAAGTCTGATTGTTTACCTGATAGTCGGTCGGATCAAAGAAGACGAATTGCCCGAATTGACCTTGGCACTGAAGGAAAAGGCCCATGAGAGCCTGCAGGGAGGAAGCGCCAAGCGCGCCGTATTGCCCATTTTGCGTCCCGTCCAGCCCTTCGAAAGCTACCTCGAATTGCCAGATCGGATTGGCGTAGAGCGGGTCGCGAACCTCACGCCCAGACACATGATTTGCGACGATCGTCGAGAAGACGGCCTTCTTTCTTACGTCGATCGACTGGCCAGCGAGGGCCGGAAAGACGGGCAGGGTCATGCCGGCGACCTCGTCGAGCGCCAGCAGTTGCATGGACGCCCGCGCGAAAGAGCTTGCTCGCGTGACCTGAATTCCAAGAGGCCGAGCCCGGCGAGTCGCGAAAGCGCTACCGCCATTTGCGTTTGCTTGGCGCCAAACAACTGAGCGAGATCGCGCGAGGTGCGCACGCCCTGCTCGATGGCGCGTAGGATGCGGCGGTCCCGCTTGCTCATCTCACGGCCTCGTTGTTTGCAGCTTCACCATACGCCAGCGCCATAGCAGCGCCATGAAGTTCTCGAAGTCGGCGACGTCTTCCGCGAAACGGCAGAGCCATAGGACGTCGAAGTCGGCGCTGACCGTCGCGCCGGCGCTCGGCGCCGTTGTGAATGCGATCACCGGCGCATAGCCCTCGGAAACGGACCAGCCACCCGATTGGACGACGCCGTCGAGGTAAACTGTGGAAACTCCACTTGTCGCCTGAACCAGCTCCGACGCGCCGCCGAGATTGGCCACGAGGGGAAAGATTGTTGTTGTTCCATCCCCTGTTCCGAGCACGTTGCCGGCGATCGACGAAAGCCCCGGCGGCGCGAACCAGAAGCCTGTGTCCTGGCCGCCGGCAGACGCGTAAAATCCAGCGATTGTCTGCAATTCGGCCCGTGCATCTGCGCGCAACAGGTCGTAAGTAATCTCGATATTCCAATACGCCAGCGCACGAGACGCCATTCGTGTTTCCCGTCCTGAGACGTGCGGCGCGATCCGTGTGGCGAACTTCGGCTGGACGTAAACCGACCAACCCAGCGTCGACAGGCTCGGGAACTGCGTATAATTGCCCGGGAGCGGAGCCGGCGAAAATGGGAGCGGCGGCAACGATACCCGACCGCCCGTCTGCCAGTTCCCAGTCGCCCAATTGCCCGCGTCGCCCCAAATCTGTGAAAGCTGCGGAAACCATGGGAACGGCCGCGCGTCCCAGTTCCATACGCAGCAGAACGCCCACTCGATCATCGGAACCGGACCGGCGCTTGCGTTATTGACCTGCCAGTAATCGTAGATCGCGTCGAGCGCGAGTTCGGCGATGGTGTCGTCGCGCACGGGCTCGATCGCCAAGCCCGCGGAGGAAGCCCAAGCCGACCAATAGGGCGTGCCGCTCTCGGTCGATGAGGCCGCGTAGAACAGGTTCGGCTGGTTGCTACCCTTGTCGACGCAAGGAACGCCATATTCGAGAAACAGGATCGGTTTCGACTGCGCGACCCATTCCGTTTGCGGCCCTTGCGGCGCCCAACCGGCGCCAGTGTCATAAACGGCACGGTGGCTGTTGTTCCACCACCAACGCACTTGTTTGTTGGCGAGTAGTTGCTGGTCTGCGGCATAGGCTCGGCGCGTCTGCGTCGCGCGATCACCTTGCGGCACGCTGACGATCAGGCCGGAGCCGAGCGGATCGCCGCCCGCGCCGGCGTTGACGCCGTCGTCATAGAACCAATTGAACTTCTCACCCCCTTCGATATTGGCCTGTAAGTACGGCGTCGAATAGATCGAAG